AATGGCGATGCTGTATCAACGGTCGGGTAAAAATCGTAAACAATGTTGTTGGTTCTACCGCTTGTGAAACTTGAATCGTAATACAAATTGTCTGAAAGCATGACGAATGGCGTTTCTGATCCAGTGGTTTGATTGATCGCGTATCCACCGGCATCGGAAAAAACGCAACTAGATATGCTGCAAGGAGCGTTACCGTCTGCGTTTCCTGCGGACACTAAATCCCCGCCAGAGTTATGAAAAACACAACTCCTGAAAAATGCTGGAACTGTCCCAATAAAAGAAACTGCATTTGTTGCTGAGTTTGTGATTATCGTATTACAAACAACAGCATAGGTGTAAGGATAGATTTTTAATCCTATAGTTCCGCCAGTTATAAAGCAGTCCAAAATCCTCGCTGCCGCGCCTCCTTGGTAGATCCATACAGTCACATCCGCCGTAGATGGAGCCTCAAAATAACATGCGGTTAAAACATTGTAGGTTCCGGCACCAAGAAATGCTCTAGCTGTCGATGAGGTGGATTTTGTTACCATCCTGCATCTAAAAAAATGAACGCTTTTTCCTCCGGTCTGAACGCCCGCTGCCGAAAAATCAGATTCAAAACTGATGTTTGAAAACGCTACATTTGCAGCAGGAATATAGAAACGATCCGTATTGTCGAAGAAAGGCATGTCTGTTGCCTCGACTCTCTGAACCGTAGGCAAGTCGTCCAAATCTCCTATCGAAGTTTTATATCCTCGCCAGTGAATTGGCGTAAACTGTCCGCCGCTTGTTGACCAAGTTATTGCACTCGATGCCGTGTACGTCCCAGCCTTTACGTTTACTCTGTCACCCGCCGCATAATTTGCTACACCCTCCGCCAACGTCCAAGCATTAGCCTCAGATGATCCATCGTGCAGACCACCGCCGGTGACGGTAACGTACTTTTCGTTGAACGCCATCTACAGTCCCGCCTTAATGCTCGCGCGCACTTGATCCGCAGTAGAAATGCCATCGCTGATTGCCGGATTAACCCAAGTGTTCTCGATCTCTGCTTGCAATGCGATGATCTCACTTTGTCGCTGTTGCTCCGCTAGATCCGCAGCGTGCTGATTGCGACTCGCAACGATGTCCGCTTCCACTGTTCCTGCAAACGGCTTGCCACCACCGAGAGCAATTAACTGATCGCAAGCAGGCTGCATTTCAGCCGGAAGATCTGCCATGACCATCGCCACTTGAGAGCTTCTTGGATACTCGTGCGAGTTCACATTCTCGCCACGTCCGAAAACGTGACTGATGTACCAGCCAGTCAAAGACTTTAGAACTGGATCAGTCATCGCTTGATAGTGAGCAATCAGAGATCCTTCACGCTGTCCGCTTACTGGATCTTCACGCACCAACTGCTGTTCTTCCAGCACTAGCTTAGAGTCGTAGCATGGCATCGGTCGCAGCGTCTGGTGTGCGATGCTATAGGCAATCTCTGCATCTGTAAGTCCTTGAGCTTCCAGCGGCTCAACTTGTCTCAGGTAGTCGATGCTCATTTAATATTCCTTAATTCTTCTGCTGATGGGTCGATCTTCAATACAGCTTGCCACAAGCTCCGGCGGTCATCCTTGCACTCAGCAAGCTCACGACTGATCTTGTCGTTTACGTCTTTTTGCAGCGAAAACTGACTGCGGTACAGGTGAACAACGGCTGTCGATAAAGCACCCATGCCTCCGACAAGTGCTGTCGTTACGGTCATGGGGTCTAAGTTAGCTAGGATTTGTGTCATCGTATTGTTTGTTAAACATTAAAATGGCGTTGTAAATTCGATCCGCAGCTTGGCTTTTATTAGCTTTGAGCTTGTCTGACAACTCAGAAAGGCTATTTGCGATATCCTTCTTAGTCGTCTGATTCATCTCTGCTTCTAACATGTCTGACTGCGACCGCTTCAAACGGGATTGCTTTGTTTCCCCAGAGCGTTGTGTATCCATTGTCTCCCCAGTTTGGACCCCATGAATTAAGGCAGATCAAGCCGAACTCATCACCTCTTTTTGCAACCCCTAAGCAGCATACGAGGTGCTTCCACCAGCTAAATGCTACGCTCACAGGACATCGCTCGACGAGTATAGCATCTATCACAGATTCCATCGAGTTTTTTGGTAATTCTTCAAAACTGACGAGCCGGTGTTTTCTAGCACTTTGTTTTGCTGCTTCCGGCCACCTGAAACTACGCTGAAACTCAGGAATATCGTCTTTCTCAGGGACTCCCCATTGCTGAATATACCTGCAAGCCTCGATTCCGAATCCACCTCGGAACCGACCTTTCTTGCCGAGGTAAGCAGTAGCAAACGGATTGAGGTCAACATGACCTACACCCTGTCGGATTAGACTATTGTTGATCGCTCCGCAGACTCCGTACATCCAGCAGTAGGGAGTGGACTTCTGGTTGTAGACAGCTTTACGCCCAACTGACTGATGCCAGTGGTATGGCTGACCTCCAATGCTGTTTAGATGATCGATCCGTTCAGCCCACTGGGAACTCGGTATGCGACCTCCTGAATACTCCTTATACGCTGAGAACTCAGGGAACGACTGGTAATCTCTATCGACGTATCCACGACCGAATCGGTTTCGCATTAGTCAAACAGCTTTTGGGTGTCTTGAATTGTGTCAGGGATCGATATGTATTTGACATCATCTTTTTCGAAGTAGATTGCCAGTAAAGATCCCTCGCCGGTCTTTCGATCCACGATTTCCCTGAGCCAAGGTTCCGCCATCTCGACGCTCTGATCCGTGGAGATCGTTCTCCGTTCGATCTTCTTTTGCTCGAAGAATTGATCCAACTTTTGACTGTAAACAACGTCCATCTGATTGCTCGTCGCGGTGGTCGGATCTATCAAGAACGCCACCGCCTCCGGCTTTCCCTCAGGAAGTATCTCCTCATTGGTAATGTTGTCTTTGATGACTTCCCATGCTTCACCAAGGATCCCATTCGCATAGAGGAACCAACTTAGAACGATTGCCGCAAGTGGCTTCCAGTTCCATTGTTCACCCGGTTGTGCATCCTTGTTCTTGGCGACGAACTCCTTGCCTTTGTCAAACAAGCCTCGAAGTTGCTTTCCGAGGAACTCTAGCATCGACTCCAAGTGCGGAAGGATGCCTGAGACTATCCCGATGGTGATAATCCCAACGAGTTGAACGAAGGAAAGCAAAGCCTGCCCGACTGCAATCCATACCTCTGGACCCTCGAACCCTTCGGACTCATTTTTGTTAAGCAGTCTGTCAAACCACCCCTCTTGCCATAGCCGGAAGGTCAGGTAGAGAACCGCACCTCCCACGACTGTTTGGAAGGCTTTGTTATCGCGTAATTTGGTCATTTTCGCCCTCTCCTGATTCTGAGACTGAGAACAGTTTTTGAGAGATCCATTGCTCGATCCACTTCATCGCAAGTCGAAGCATGATCGAGACAAGAATAGAAGTGAAGAGGCTTCCAAACTTCTTCTTCTTTTTGACATCTTGCTCTATGTCGATCTTAATAAGACGTTTGACTTCTCGACGCTTAAATTCGTCGCCAAACTCAGGCAACTGATCGTTGATACGGTTCCAGTTGCGTGCAGCAATCTTTCGCGTCGAGTCACGCTGCTGCTTAGTTAGAAAACTCTCGGATCTCATAGAACTCCCTTTGCGTTGTAAAACACCACAAGCCTAAGCTCGGTCGGCACACTCGCTCTTGTGTGTAACAACGCAAATCGACGACCGATAAGCGACCGTGAGATATCGCTATAGTCGTCGATTCTATGGTAGTTCTCCTGATTTAGCAAATCTTAGAAAGGTGCTTCATCGTCGAGGAAAACAGGATCTTTGTATCCATCGAAGCCTCGATACGAGATGATCCTGTCGTATTTACCGTCTTTTTGGACGGTAATCCTGCTCGGCTGACTAAGGCCTCCCTCTGTAGCGATGTAAACAGCTTCATGGATATCGTCAGGGACAGATTGGACCGACCTTTCTTGCCACCACTTATACGCCTTTTCTCTGGCGTACCCTTGATGCTCTAGGCAAATCCACTCGGAAACTTTACGCCTCGACAAGTCACCTTTCTCATCGTCATCGAGAGGCTCGATGGTGTAGGTTACACGCATGGATGGAGGTTTGCTTTCATCTTTAGTCGTATGGTATCGATAATCCACAGCAGTCACCGAAAACTCTTTGGGTGGTTCTTTGACGACCTTGGCGCAGGTAGCCTCGAACTCACCAAACATCTTTCTTTCCTTGATTGCCGTACAGGTCGGACACATATCTTCATGATCTTCGATGATCGTTGTGCATTGCTCACCTGTTGGCATCATCGACCAGCACCTTCGCTTGGTGAAGTCGAAGTTACAGATGTCAGAGAATAGATTGGCTTCGTCCATTCTCTCTTTGCAAACCTTTGTATCGACTGCGACATCCTTCTTGCAGTTGGGGCAGACACGAGTCTTGAGAAGATGCTTGCAACTAGGACAGCGTATATCTTCTTGCAATACAAAGTCATTGCAGGATGGGCAGGTGTCTCGCTTGACCGATCTCTCTGGCCGACCGAAGTTAGCTTCCTTCGGATCTCCTAGACGCTCGAAGTTTCCACCAAAGTCGAGTACAAGGAAATCGTCTTTGCCATCACACCTCCGCATCCCACGACCCACGATCTGATAGAACAACCCCGGTGACTGCGTTGCTCGGCATATCGCTATTGCATCCACACATGGAGCATCAAAGCCAGTGGTTAGCACTTGCACGTTGACAAGGTACTTGAGTCTTCCTTGATTGAATGATCGCAGGATACGCTTACGCTCGTAGCTAGGAGTATCGCCTGTGAGAAGCATACAATGATCGCAGGTGTATTCTGCGATAGTCGATGTCAGGATCTCTGCATGAAGTATGGTTGTCGCAAAGACAAGCACTTTGTTTCGATCCTTGCAAAGCTCTGCAATCTCCGCAACATTCTGTTCGCACTTCTCCGAGAACTCGAAGGACATCTCTGTGAGATCGTAGTCGTTGCCTTTAATTCTCACATTGCTGACATCAACCTCGGTCACACCCGGCACAACCCAGTCGGTTATGCTTCCTTCGGAAAGCATCCTTTTGATCGAAACTGCGTAAGCACAACCGGCAAACATTTGACCTTCGCCATCGATCAACATGCTCTTGGATGATCCGTATAGCCTGTAGGGTGTCGCAGTCAGACCCACAAGCCGACACATCGGGTTGTATCTGCGTATCTCATTGATGAACTCTCCATACTGACTGTCACTTCGTGCAGGTATCTGATGAGCCTCATCGATCAGTACAGCGTTGATTCTACCTAGCTCACCGGCTTTTCCGCTGATGGACTGTATCGTTGCAAAAGTGACATCACAGTCGATGTCCTTTCGGTCTAACCCAGCACAGTAGATTCCTACACTAATCTTCCCACCTGCAAGTTGCTGGAATCGATCAGCGTTTTGCTGTACTAACTCTGCTTGTCTGCAAAGCACGATTACACGCTTATTAAGCTGTGCAAGTGTTTCGCAGAACATCGCAATGACAACCGACTTCCCTGAGCCTGTTGGCATCTCTACATAACAAGACTCATCTGCGTCATGTGTCTTGCACCAATCGAAGATCGCCTCGATTGCCTCCTTTTGGTATTCCCTCGGCGTTATTTTCATAGTCGTTCCTCTTCATCGTAAACATCTTGTAGATTTTCTTTCGGGATCTTCTCGACGAAGATTTCTCCGTTGTCTAACCTTCCAACTAGATATCGTTTGTTACCTGCACTATCGGTGCATATCACGCAGTCGCCAGCGTGCGTTACATAGTAGAGACACACATTGCATTTGCTCGATGCTTTCTGTATTAGCTCGTACACCACGATGAATCCTTTTCTGCGATGATCTCGCCCTTGAAGTTACGGATGATGTAAACACCAAAGCTCGTCGATACTCGGAAGATTGTTTCGTTTGGGTCGATGGGTTCCCACCAAAGAATGACGGGTGCGTCACCACCTTGCATGTCCATCCACATGCGCAGCGTTTGAGGTTTCTTTACCACTGGGAGTCTCCGTACAAAAGAAAAGCCCGCCAAGATAATGACGAGCATGAATGAGAAAGGCGCGGGTAGCTCGTTGGAGCATGAAAACGAACTACCCGCCTGCCTAACGACTATAAGTTATCCGAAGGTAGCGTCGAGTGCTTGATCGCTCGAACCTTTTGAGAGAAGATTTTTTCTACCTCGGAGATCCTCAAACTTTCGTAGCCTGTTACGGTCACTATATCCTTCGTTTTTCTCGATTACAACTGTGCCGTAAACGTGTGCGCCGATCAGTTGCTGTGTATCCGTCACGTTATCAACGCCATTGAGTTTACCAAGTTTCGCCATAGCGGATCTACCAATTTTTACCGCTTTCTCATTTCCTTCGAGCGAATAAATCTCAAAGATACGAAGGTTAGCAAAAGGCTGATCGTCCTCGATACGAAACTGGACACTTACATATTGATTTCCACTCTTAGAGGTTTTGACTTCAGCAGATACTACGCTTAGGTGATAGTCGCCGGGTGCAGCAACGCCTCCGAGGTCTTGCTGGATATCGTCGTTTCCAAGCGAAAAGGTTGTTAGATTTCCCATCGTTATCTTCCTTCAAAAATGGTTAAAAAGTCGTTAGCGTCAATGGTTGGTTCAATTTCAATCCTAGTTTTAGCAACATAACTGGGATGACTGGATGAGCAGAGAATCCGGCGGCCAGTTGTGGTAGCAACTCCCTTGGTCCTCCCAAACTCCCCTTCTTCTGTTCTCACGAAATCTTCGCGTTTGAGATGTAGAACGAGATCGCACCATTCTACCATTCTTTCGCAAGCACGCTTGGAAAGTTTTGGTTTGATCTGATCCCAAGTATTGCCACCGACATCCTCTGCTTTGCGGATCTCCTGATGAGCAATCAGGATGACCGTTTTGCCAGCATTGACGCAAGCATCAAACTGATCGAGCAGTTTCCCAAACCGGCGGTCTACCTCGATTGCTCCCTTGCCGTAATCAGTCTTGAAGTTTTCTTCTCTAAGTGCTTCCTCGATCTGCTTTTCAAACCAGTCTGCTGAATCCAGCACGACCGTCTTGAAGTCAGACTCAGAACACTCCTTTGCTGCCTGCAAGGTTTCGATGGCCGAATTTAGCTCGACTCTAGTGCAGTCGATGTTATTTGTGCCATCCTCGGTCGCAAGAAAGATCGTATCAGGACAAAGTGAGGCACAAGTAGACTTGCCTACACCCTCTGCTCCATAGATACATATTTTAAGCGGCTTCTTCTTCTTCCCAGAAGTCGCTCTCGACAAAATTGTCATCACGCTGCTCCTTAATCATTCTACAGTAGTCGTAAATTTCATCTTCATCAAAGATGATGTCCGGTGATGCTGCTTCTTCAACGGTATAGCAGTACCCTTCCTCATCAAACAATAGGAGATCGCAGAACACACGCCTACGCTCCCACCACATAAATGCTTTCCTCCCTTCGATTCTTCGTTTTAACTTTCGTAATCCACTGTCGCTGAAAGTATCTAGCGGTTGATCGAAAAACTTTTTCAGCTTCTTCATCGCATAGCTTAGTTCGTAGGCGATGTTTGACTCTCTTCCTACACGGGAGATTGCATCACCACAGAGCTTTGCAAACTCTTCTAAGTTACGCTCACTAATTTCTGCTCCATTGACCATCATGTTACGCTTCCTTGCGTCTTGGTTAGATTCTTTCAAATGCTTTTAGCTTCTCTTTATGAAGAAGATCATATAGCGGCGTTGATACCTGATACATAACCGAAAAGTCTCTTGACGGTCCAGAACGAATGGACGAGATAACTGAATCAAGTGCATCAATAACTTTATTCAAAGCCTTGATCTCTCCCATCGCCATCAGTGAATCCTTCTCATCTTTCATTCTAATTCTCCCTATCAAAGATCCCACTCTTCGCCATCTTCGAGATAAAGGTTAGTGTTCCAGTTCTACCGTTGCACTTGAATGTACTGCTTCCATCTCGCTCGCAGTAGTATTCCTTACCATTGATCTGAAGAATGTAATCACACTCTCGACCTTCGATCTCCACTTCGATTGCTTTTGCTCCGTTACGCTTGTGACTCTTCGCCATCGTTTGCTCCTTCATTTGAGTTAAACAAATTCATTGCAATCAAGGAATGTTCTTCTCGCAACCTTGAAGCAATTAAGGACAACTCGTTCTCGCTAACTGGACACTGTTCCTTGAGCCTCTGGACCTCCTCGTTGTGAAGTGATGCCACATCGCCATCTCCTTCTGCTGCACATTGGATTTCGACAATTACTCCCTCGACCCATCTTATTAGCTTTGCTGCACAAAAATGGAGAAGGTTTGCTGGCAGAGTTCCTTCGATTCCTAATTTGTGCAGCACGATAGGTTCTTTTTTTCTTAACTCAACGTGCGACAGAATTAGCAAATCACGATTGAATCTAAACTTGTTCCAAGTTGTATAAAAATCCATCGTGTGATGAATAAGTGTCTCACACTCTGCTATTCTTGAGTCGATAAGCTCAACATTGACTTCGTTTTTCGAAAGATACTCGTCTGGTAGTTCAGCGAGGATGACAGATGTATTGTGAACTTCGCAGAGTTTAATATACCAAGCGTTTAGTGATTCAAGATCGTAACATATTTCTTTCATTTCATTGCTCCCTTGGTTAAGTAATAGTCGTCACGCCCCTATTTATATGAATAGATAATTGCTGAGTCAACACCATTTCTATAAATATTTTATTGAAGCATAGAAATAGGCAAAACCTGCTGCAAATCCTCGATCCTGAATGAGATTAGTTCGATACCGAACCGTTCGATTGACTCGGAAATCTCATCGAACCCATGGCCGTCGTTCATTAGGTCTTGGACATGCGACCAGTTGTGATTACTCACGATATCGCAAACGACTGATCGAATGATAAGCGATACCGTTTCTTCGTAATCCTGCGCGGCTTTGTCTCTGCAAACAACAGGGTCAATGATCTGTATGAGTGCAGTAGCGTTTACCGCGACTGAGTGTTGATCTGCACTCGTTACTCTTTGCAGTCCGCAGTCGATAGGAATTTCGTGCTTAGGTAGATACTCGATGTGTGTGATAAAAGGAAAGTGAATGACCGGCACTTTCTTGATGACAACGCTTCTAAAGAGCCTATCCACAACCATCCATTCATTACTCGCTGGTCTACGAGCAATACGAGGTATAAGGTCGAGCAGAGGTTCTAAGAAAGCACTTAGCAGATCTAGTAGGTTCATAGGAGCATCGGCTCGAAGATGGGTGTCTCCCCATTATTCATAACTACACCACAACCGATGATTGGCTTTTGAGAATACTTCAACCCATAGGACATCGCGGCGGTACTGTGGTCAACTCCACATGCAACTTGCATCGCCCATATTCGTTCTTTTGAGTTTGCAAAGAACTCAACGCCAGCCTTGCTGTGATGATGTCCTTGGCATACTGGCCGGAACTCACTTTTGGCGTTGAGGATAGCCGAGTTCCTGCCTCGATCTCCATGTTGGTAAAGAACATTATCAATGATGAGTTGATGATACCTTGGAAAGACCTGCCATCCTTTTGGTAGCTCAAATACATTGTTGAAGTTCTTTAGATAGTTCGTAGGAAGCCCTATCTCGACGGCAAGACGCATCGGCAAAGCATCGTGGTTCCCCATGAGCATCTTTGCTTTTGGAAACGCTTTGGTAAGCGTTCTGATCTGAACCAATGCACGCTTGTATTCAAAGTCAGCAGCAACATGCTCTGGAGTCTTTTTGTGGAAAGACAGACAGTGTAGGTCTACCAAGTCGCCTATGTGTATTACATGATCTTGTTTGATCTTGTACTTACGCTGGATCTCCTTGAGGAAATCGACGTAATTAGTAAGCATCGTAGGGCAATGAGTATCGCCTATTATCAGGTATCCGCTCATGAGAAAACTTCCACTGTCGTATAAGGACCGATCTCCCTATCGGCATCACTTTGCAGCCCAATGACAAACAGCAGATATTTAAGTGAGTCATCTTTAGCTACACCCATCTCAATCAACCCATCTACGAGTTGCTTGGCATTACCCCTTAGCACACTACATGGATCGAAGAACCGTTGGTTCTTCCCCAGATGCCTTGTAATCAGAAGTCCCTGCTTGTAGCAGGGGGAGGCACATTCAAGATAGTCAGTCGTTGGAATCTCCGCGCCGTTTGACTCGACGATGTAAGACTGACGTAGAGCGTTCATCCATTGCTGACGCTCTCGGTGGGAAGTCCCCCAATGTTTTGTCTGGCCGTTGTTTCCGTTTTTAATTTCTTTATCAATGACGATCTTGTAATTACTCGTCATTCCGAACAGATCAAACATAAAAAAACTCTCCGCCAAAATTAGTCGCTAGGGAGGGGAACGACATAATTCTAACGGAGAGCCGGGGAATTTCCAAAACTCCCTACGTTTTCTTAGACATCTCTATCGCCTTTGCCAGCAACTTCTTCGCTGCTGCCTTCCTGAACGACTGAGGAAGTCCTCGAAAGACAGGGATTAGTTTATCACTTTGTTGCATTAGATGTCCAATGATCTCGTTTTCTCTAGCAATACAACCTTCCGTTCCCCATTTGTCCATCTTCTTAGAGTAATCCTTGCATCCACATCCGTCCTTAAACTGAACAACCCAATCAGGTATCAAAGACTCTAGTGCTGATCCGGGCTTGTTGTAAAAGCCATCAGCTTCTACATCTTGTTGTTGTTGACTGATTTGAATTAGCTTAGTCCTACTTGACAATGATTTCTGCTCGGCATCCATGAGATTGCCTTTTCCATCATAAACATCACCGCATCGGCATTTATTCATCTCTGGGTGCAGCCTGCGGAACGATGCACCACATCGGCAGATCATGTCAGAACGTCTATGGATAGTGTATCGGAGTTACCATTGGTTGCTGTTTTATTGACTCGGTTCGTTGTGCTTGGTAGCGAACTGCTGACGCCTGTGAACTCTATTTCTTTGCAGTCACTTTTTCTTCTAAAAAGAAAAGTCCAAGTATAAAGCGGAAAACCGTATACCGACTCCCATTTAACGTACCAAGTGTCTGTGCCATCGGAGAACTCCATCCAGCGATGATAGCTTACGCAACTGGTTCCAAGAGTAAACAGATCGTCATAGTAAAGCTCGCTCGCAGTACATGGGCATCCGCAAGTAGCATAGTCTGGTCTGTACGAACTCGAATTAATCGCCGTATACAGCATCACGAGTCCGTTGGTCGCTGTGAATGTTGCAGACTCGTCGTTGATATACAGCGATAAGTTCTGCAAATGCAGATCTCGCGTCGGAATGAACTCATAGCCTATCCCGCCGATGCGTTGATATTCAGTAGCACCGGATGAGTCGCTCGCATCGTATGTTGGAATCTTTGTAATTGTCGCATCTTCGCTGACGTCAACATCTATTGCGCTGCGTGAGTAAGTGTCGTAGCAGGCGTTTCCAGTTGTATCGCTCACGGCGGAATGAATAAAGCTAATTTCTTTGGAAACCGCTGCACTGTTACTTGCTGCTGGATAAACGAATGACCCTGACAGATTCCAAAAGTTCTCGACGCCATAGCTACTTGAGAACTCGCCTCGTGGCATCAATGGACGGCAATGCCGCCTTCCTGCAAGTGTATTCGGCCCTAATGAAATGCTGTCATAACTTACCTGCGCATCACCGGGGCAGAACCTCGGAGGATATACGCATGGGAAAGATCCTAATGGCATGCCCAAAAGCAACGGCCCGCCACTCGGGTAAATCCTGTCCTCTCTATAAACGTCAAGAATGGCGTCTATGGTTGCCTGCGATGAAGCCACAACATCACAGGTTCCCGTCACCGATAGCGAATGACTTATGGTGTAGTTATCGCCATCCAGATCTGGCTCGGCATACGCATACGCCCGCCAATCAACTAGCCTGTCTGAGTGCGTCCACGAGTGGTTTCCGACCTTTGCGATGTACCCATCGAGTGCAGTTGCATCCGCTGTTGTAGCATCCGCATAAGCTGCTGCTGGAACACCTATACCGTATCCACCGACTATTGGATCACTACTGTCATATTCATAATAAGCATGGCCCGCAGCTTTGCGCAAAACCCAAGAAATATTACCTGTCCAGAAACTCATATCCAGCGATGCTGAATAGTCATAGTCGCAAGCTGGGTCGCTGCATCCTCCGCTACTTAGAATTGGCCCAGTTTTGTTTGCTGTTTGAGATGTTGCTCCATTGTTTACGATATAGGATGCTGGGTTCGTAACGGTATACCACGGGTTCTGAGCGGTCGAATAATCATCCAAGTCTAAATTGCAGTCCTCGGTGATCGGAACATCATCAAGAGAGCTAATCGCCGTACATGCTCGATGGCCGGAGTAAACTTTAATTACTCCGATCTCCACTGGACTTCCGCCGGTTTGAATCGTGATCTGAACAGTAAGACCCCCCGCATCATGTGGAAGTCTCATAGTGCTTGCTTGGTCTGCTTTGTCCGTACTCGTATCAGACCTCCAAGGTGGCGCACGATATGCCACAACTCTCGACTCCATTGCAGCCGAGTTGAACACCTCCGCGAAGCGGTATGCAGCATAAAAGTCACCGTAGAACGGTCTGGTGATAGTTGTCTTAGTAAGATTGAAACTATCACGCTCCAGAGTCCTGCAATCGTGCTGAGAGTAGATCAGCGGCCACTGAATGTCATCCGAGACAGTGCTGCCATCCCAAAACGAGCTTGGAGTCACTGGCGGCAGTTCGTTGCTTGCCTGCAAGCAGTCGCCAACCTTGATGAAAAGACCCGGATCGCTGCTCGTCGTTAGCTCGCCATTATCGTCCAGTACCTCAACATCAACTACATAATCGGTACAGCCGATTGGAACCTCAATCGTCACCGTCGTATTAGCCGGAACCGTGTTATCAGTCCCGCTGATGCCTGTGACGTAACTGCTATTCCAAGTGGTGTCGCTGTAGCTGGCAACACCACCAACCACCGTCCTAGTCGGAAGCGGTTTAACCTCAATAGTCTCGCAGCAGGTTGTTACACCACCGCAGCAGCCACACCCCGGACTGTGTTTAATAGCCATTAACCGCAGTCCTCCGCATCAACGATCCATACGCTCTCAACTTTTTTGCAAGTTATGTAAGTGTCTCCGCCAACTGCTGTACCAAATAGATTGTAAACCGTCAGGTTTGTTCCTGCGTCGAGCAGAGTTCCATCGGTTCCGATGTAGTAAAGGTTTACATCAGTTGCTTTTCCTGCGACTGAGCCAGCCCTTGCAGGAATCCCTGTGCTTGATGTGTAGGCAATGCAGTTTTCGACTCCGGTATCTTCAACGAAATCCCAGTCGTGCATCGCAGGAGGCGGTTTTCGTGCCATTAGAAGTCCCGTAAGAAGTCACTAAAGTCTATTTGTTCGTATGGATAGAAACGGTAATAATCCACGAAATTATCGCTGACATTCGTATCTGCATCAGGACCATCAATCGGCACTCCATCAAAAGGGGAACCGGGGCTTCTTACGAATATCCTCCCCAAAAACCTTTCAGACGTTTCTTCATCAGCAAATCTTTTTATTTTCCCTTCGTGAACATATTTAGATGCAATTCCGGGGACAAGATCAATCCATCCAACAGGTGTCAACTCTCCGGCTACGATAGCTATTTCTTCAGGGTCATACGCCATTTCATAGTATTTTTGACCACTTAGCTTTATCTCGTAAGTTACCTTTGCCCACTCTTGGTCGCCTGACGCTGTTGGTATAACAACTTCTGAAACATTCTTTACCACAATAAGCCAAAAATCAGGCTCAAAGCCTTTGAACTTCTTTTCGTTTGTTCGATATGATCTGTTTTGAATCTCTGCGTAACTAATGTATTTTTCATATTGAGTAACAGTGAGCGTCAATACTGGATACTTTGCAGTAACAGGACGTTGGAACCACTCTTTCGTTGCCCCAAACCTATAACATTGGTGGCCAAGAGTATCACTATAAAGAACTACCTCATCTTCTCCCGTGGAAACAACCACTTCAGGACTGAGATCCTCTGGACTTTGTACTTGTTGCGTACCTGCAAATTCAGTCTCCATTGATGTGGTTTTGAAAGTGCATGTTACGTCAAATAGTGCTGGTTGATCCTTTCTTCTTTTTACATCCTTGCTCATGCAAATAGCGTAAGGATGGAAAACACCAGCGTCATCATTTCTGTAGACAGTTCTCTGCACGATAGGAAGCCCCTCTGCAAGCCCTGCCTGCGCAGCAGCAACTTGAGAAAGATTATCCTTCAAGAGTTGTCCATCGCTGCCTATAGCCTTAACTAAGTACGTTTGACTAAAAGACTGTGTAGTGTTCCTGCTGCTTCCTTTGCCTGTCGTCCCGGATACTTGATATCCTTCATCGCCAGTCTTGCAGACTTCAAATGTAAAGCTCATTGTTGATCTCTAGTTAGAAACAAACAAAACAGTTGCAACGACATTTCCGCCAACAGCATCTATCTGAACGATATTGTTGCTTGCGTCAGCAACCGCTTCGCCATCTGATCCATAAGATATCGCAAAGAAACCATTAGCAGGAAGATCAACAGATGTGCTTCCCCCAGTAAGACCCGTCCATCCATTAGTCACTGTCTGGTTGATCCTTAGAGTACCTGTTGAAGTCGAGTCACTTTGTATAAGTATGCTGTTGATAAAACTATTGGCGTGTGTCTCACCGAGGTTGTCATCTCCTGCTCCTGCACCAACATCCAAAGTGCCAAGGTCATACAGGTCAATAGTTAGTGATGTCCCAGAAGTAATTGTTTCTTTATCTAAAAACAACATTCTGTTTGGAACAATAACGGAACTGGCGTTCTTATTATCTTCGCTGAAAACTTTTGTAACACTAATTCCAGCACCGGCAGCATTTGACGCTGTAACTTTTGCCGTTGCCTGAAATACTGCCGAGGTAATAGTAGACATTTATTTCTCCTTTGTTTTTATTGCAACTAATTATTTTGTCTCTAGCTCTGATATACGCAAGCTAAGGTTTTCAATTTGCTCTTCACGCCTTTGTTCTGCAATCTTTCTGTTTCCGTCTATTTCCCTCATTACTGCATCGTTTTTTGCTTGAGCTTCCCTTATTGCAGCAGCGGTTTCATTACGCTGAGTCATTTGACGCAAGAACATGAACTCCTCAACTGACGCTGCCTTGAATGATACAGGAGATGGAGCCTTGGCTAACCTCCTTTCTTTATCGAGTTCTTCTTTAGCTTCCTTCTCTTGCTGATCCAGAAGTTCCATTTCTTTGTCGAACTTTTGATTTTCGTTTTCTATCTTTGCAAGAAGCAATGCTTCTTCCTTCAGCATAAGCTCTTTTTGCTCAAGCCCTCGTTCTTTTGCCAAGTCGTATTGGCTTTTGGGCATCGGTCCAACAAATGTATCCTTGAATGTTTCGCTGAACACCTCTGGAAAGAACTGCTTAAACTGATTCATTGCAGATTCGCCAAAGACTTCACCAATTCTTTCTGCTTCTTCAAATAGACCTTGCTGTTCAAAGTCAGAAATAACGCTAGTTCCAGTCCTTTCTAATCTTGTTGGCTGTCCGGGTATGGAAAAAGACTTTCCAGTTCTGTCTATAAAGCCTTCAGCAGCACGCAAGTTATCCATGTACTGCTCGAATTGTTTTTTCAAAAGATCATTAACTTGCTTTTCGGCAGCCTCTCTCTTTTTAATAGCTTCCGCTTCTTCTGCCAAAGCCCTTAATCTTTCTTCTCTTGCAGTACGCTCTCGCTCAGATTCAGAATTAACAGACGGCTGAAGTCCTCCTCCCATTCCTCCCATGAAGCCACCTCTTGCTCCATAGGTAGCCTGCGCACCGCCTGTGTCTACTATTCCTCCGGCAAATCGACTTGCCTGCGCTCCTGCAACTCCGGGAGTAGGTGGAGAACCTTTCCCTGACCACCATTCTGCGGCTGCCTTCAATTCAACAGCAGCGTCGATCATCTTGTCCAATATGACAGAAGCCGGACCTTGCTCTGATTCTCCTAGTGCAACTAAAAACTCCTCCCAAGATGCAGAAAGAATAGTCATCTTTCCAGTGATAGTCTCAGCCTGCTTTTCAAGGTATCCTGCAAACAGACCACCTTCGCTTGTTACATTCACAAGAGCTTGATTTAGATGTTCTGCTGTAATTTCTCCATTCTTCATGGCATCAGCAAACTGATCCATTGAAATTCCAGCAGCATCGGCAACAGCAGACAAAGACATACCAGCATTGATAAGCTGGTTCTTTTCCTGACCCATCAGCTTGCCCTGAGCATTGACCTGTGCGAACGCAATCGTCAATGCCCTGAACTTTTCTGAGTTACCACCAGCAACAGTACCAAGTCTTTTTAGTCTGTCCGTCAGCCCTTCGGTTGTAAGGCCGTAAGAAGCCCATGTCTTAGCGTTTTCAATCAGTTGACTATTTGTAAGAATAGTTGTCTTTGCTAATGCTCTAAATTGAGTATTTAGATTACCAGCTATATCCTCTCCGAAAAGCGACTTCATCGCGGTAACTTGAGACTCTAGCTTTGCAAAAGCGGATATCGATGCTTTTACAGTAGCAGCACCAACAAATCCCAAACCCATTCCAGCAGCACCAAGACCTAACCCAACCGTACCACCCAAAAACCTAGCAGCACCAGCAGCAGCACCTCCCATGCCTAGACCACTTACACCAGAAGCAGCCATTCCTGCCATGCGTGCGCGTTGCTGCCTGTTCTTCGCAAGTAGAGATTCCTGCTGATCTAAGCCAAGTACTAATCGACGTTCCTTTTCAAGCCTTTGCTGTCTCTTTATTTCTTTTGCTTCAACACTGAACCTAGCTTCGTCATGCTGCTTTTGCGTAACAATGCTTTTCTTGAGAGCTTGATCCAAAACCTCAAGCTGCAACTTGTGTTGCTTTGTCGCATCGGTGCTTTTGTTGATGCTTTTTTGTACTGATTTAGCAGCCCTCGCAAAGTCATCGGCGGTCTTTACTCCACCAACTAACTTCATGTCAAAGCTAATGCCGTAGCCGATTAGTTTCGTTGTCTTTGCCATCCTTGATTCCTAAACTCCGACTTTGTGTTTGACTTTGAAATACTTTGGATGTGTAAGCACTCGCCTTGCAACGGCAGCAATCAATTTAGGTGCTTCGCGGCGAAGAATCTTTTGTGATGCTTCGATGTAATGCTCACCGGGATAATCATTGCCAGATCCGCTACCCGGACCTTTCTTTTCCCAGTAATGATGGTTCTTCCATCCATCATTCCTGAATCGAGCCTTATAAGAAGCAAGAGTTTGCCCACTAAAAACCATGTCTCTGTTCATATCCTGCTGTCGCCATACCTTGTAGTATGTATCAAGCATGGAACCATATCTGTTTGCTGCTGCCTGCTCCTTTGCGGATCGCTTTAAATGCGTACCAGTAGCTTTTGCTCTGCGTATCCCCTTAGCACGCATTTGCATTTGGATGGTGATGGCAGTTACCATCCCTAGCTTCTCAGCGACTTCCCTGTGCATTGCTAACTGAATGTCATTTTGAACATTCTTTAATGCTTGTTGCATTAGACCAGCAATGTCTACGCCTGCTCTCATTTTTGCCATTGCTTCACCATCGAATTGAGTTGTTCTCTAGCATCCTCAGGATCTCCCGATGACGACTCCCCGGTATCCCGCTGAACAATCTCGAAGGCAATCCACTGGTCGAGCAATGTGGGACTTACAGTATCCATCCAATGAACTGGGTCATCTATCTTTAGTTTCTGGCAGACGATAAATGCCCAGCGTAGTCGATGGTTTCTTTTGAAATGCTTAATTAGCTTTTCGACTCGCCCTGATCTTTTTTTTCATCATCCGTATTGAAATCTAAGATCGCATGAACAAGCTCATCGAGCTTCGCACCATCCAGTTCTAGGATGTCCTTGAGATCCGCCTGAGTAAACATCGGGTTGCCATCTTTATCGCACACTTGATCGATAATCATGTTCGCTCGACGCTTCTCTTGGGTCGTCTTGTCAGACTTCCCCTTTTCGTCAAATAGCTCTGACAATCTTCGTGAACGAAGCAACTCAGTCAAAGGCTTTAAGAACACAATACCGAAACCTTCCACTTCGACCTCCTTTGGTGTTGGTTTTAGTGAAAGCAGTTTCTCACGAGTCAAAGATGTCATCTTCAGTATCTCCCTGTTCAACTTCTGTAGTGTCCTCATGCGACCAAGTTCCGATTAACTCGTTCGCTTTACTCTCGTCCCCAAGAAGGAGATCGATTTCACTTTCAACGATCTTCACAAGATCCGTTGGTATGCGTGAAGTAAGGTTGATAGGGTCGCCATGTTTGCAACCCTTGTAACCAACCTGCCTTCCGTCGAGCAACACGATGTACTGATTCAGGAAATGCTCTTTCCCAGATCCTAAACCAATCCCCATGTGCTTTCGTAGTTCAACTCGACTCATAGCTTACCCTCTATTAGCTACCTGCTGTAAACGATGGTTCAGTACCGATACCATCAAAAGCAAACGTAACGGTCATCTCAACGAGCGATGTCCCATTGATCTCGGAAGTCGACACATCCGTTAGGAATCCACTTCCTGTCAAAGATGCTGCTGTCGTTTCACCGTCGAGCAATCCAAAGGAGATCGTTGCAGTACCAACGTCACCAACGCTCGCCACTGGCAAAGTTCCGCTGAAACGGAAAGTCGCAGAGACTTCACCGGGTTCTTTAAGGAACGATGGGATGTACTCTTTGAAGTTGCTGCTGTCGAGGCATGTAGCGTCGATCTTATCAACTGAGAAACCGGATACAGAGATACTTCGCGCGCAAGCCGACGAGATGCCGGGGAAAGTCGCGGTCGCACCCTCACCTGTGTAGTATGCTGATGGCATTTTTTAATCCTTGTTAAACTTTTGTATAGGAAACGTCGAAACTTTGAACGGTCCTGAATTGCCAGTTATCTGTTCCATCATTCGGTATATCGACAAGATGGATCTTACCAGTCTGTCTTTTCACACCGTTGATAAATATGTCATCGCCTGAGATTCTACCACGGTATCCGTTCAAAGAATCTTCAATAGCATCTGCAAGATCATTTGCTTGTTCTCTCGACTCGCCATAGCTTTCAAACCTTACGGTTGCTGTAGCGATAGGAAAGAACTCAGTCAAACAATCGTAAGCATCCTCGTATGTTGTGTAGAGGATGGCAGATGGTTTATCAGAGCCTTCAGGTATGTAGTCAGCAAAAACACGACCACCACTGACGCTTAATACTGTAGCATCGTTTTTCGCAACGGCAATCAAAGTCGGAAGGATACTGCCCATCAGAACTCACCTCGTAGCTCGATGCGTCTTTCCATTTGCAATCCATCAGGGTCGATGATCGCACTAATCCCGTAGTCTTTTCCGTTGATCGTACAACGATCTCTGACCGTCAGATCGCCTGTTCCGAAGAACTCGCCGTATGCAACGTGTGTCGTCTTTTCATGCGTCATACGACCTCTGACGATCTCACCACCTACAGTAGTAATCAGTTCGCAGGGCCATGTCTGAGTAACGACATCCCAATCTGCATCTGTCTTGTAGGTAGGCTGACCATAGCTGTCGGTTGTACCGTCATGCCGAGTAAAGGTAGCGGTCCACCTTCGCATACCGATTCGTTTTCTACTCACGGATAAGAACTCCGAGAGAGGTTAGAAACAATACGCTCGTAGGCGACTTCCTGAGAGTGTAATGCACTTCCTTCCTGAGCAGGATCGTAGAACCACTTGCCTACGCAAAGAAGGATCGCAGTTTTCATCAGTCGAGGTATACAGGAAGCATCTGATCCGTAGCCTGCTGTGAACCTTACTGCGATAGCATTTGGATTGTAGTCTTGAACACTCGGCCAGTCCTCGCCGGGTGAAACAAACAGAGAGCATCTTCCTGGGTCGAAGATGTAGTCTGCTTCAGGCATCGTTACGAGAGTTCCATCCGAATCGTAATACTTAACCGACTGAATGACCGTAACAGCCTTCTTGTATAGTTTTAGTTCGCCACGTTGTTCATCATCTTCGTTCCACTCGAACTGAGTTTGTTCGTAAGTAGCGGTGATGATCTGGCGGTCGATATCCTGCTCTAACCGTTCAGTTGCAGCGATAATAAGATCCTGCAACTTATCGTTATGTGTGCTGTCATCAGGATTTAGGTTTAGATGACTTTTTACTTGGGCTACGCTTACTGGAAGCGTACTTGGGCTTGTCAGGCGTTGAATCGTCCAATTTGTTGTCATCTTCTACGCTTTCCAATACGCCAAACTGCCACAAGGTTTTTAGCACACCTTCTTTTATGGATGATTCATCCACAATGTGACCCGCAGGGAATCCCATGCGGGCCACTTTAAACTTAACTTTCGCCATGATTAGGTAATGGTGATCTTGGCGAGAACTTCTGGGTTAGCTACAGCGATGTCAATTCGCTGAGTAGCTTGAATCCCAATCTGATCGTTTGCTGCGTAAAGCTCATTCAAGGTCTTGAAGTTGAGCGAGCGACGATCACCGAAGTAGCACCCAAGTCGCAAGTCACCAAAGACTGCAACCAGTTCGCCGGAAGCAGGAGCAACAGGGATGATGCTAGTCAAAACGACTGGATATCCGAGAAGCGATTGCTGCTGACCACCTTCGATGCTTTGGATGGTGTTACCACCGGCAGCATTGGCAAGATCGCGTACAGCCGAATGGTAGACTGCTGGGTTGATGAACCAAGCATTGCTTGCACCACGAATCGGATTGCCGATACCACCAACACAAGCGGTTAGGTCGGTAAGAGCAAGAGCAGCAAGCGAAGCAACATTGGTGTCATCAACACTTGCATTTCCAGCGATACCATTGGCATTGATTGCGGAAGCAACACCGTTGAACAGGTTGTCATCCTCTGCAAGAGCCATTTGGTAAGCGATGCTGGTCACAAGCGTATCAGTCATGCTAATGACTGCATCTTCGCTAATCTCAGTGGACATCTTAACCAAGGCAGCCATCTTCTTGGCAACGAGCGAAACAGAACTAAAAGTAACGTCTGATTCCGTTAAAGATGCACTTTCGGCTGGATAATATACGGATGCCTGTGCAGTCACTTTAGGGACGGCCCAGTTGTCGCTTCCCATCACGATTCGCTGACAGTATTGACGAGCAACACCGTATGATTCGAGCAAGTGGATAAGCTGGTTGCTCAAAGGTGAAGGTACGGCAAAACCGCCCTTGTTGTCAGTTCCGCCGGACTGAGCCGCCATGAACTCTTTTGCCTTGTGGTCGCCACCGAGGGCTGCAAGGTACATACCTGCTGTGTAAGCATCTTCGCTCGAAGCAAAGACTTTCGACTTTTGGGACTTAGCGGTTGCTGGGATCACTTCTTTAACTTCCTCAAGTTTGGGTTGCTGGGCCTCGAAAACAGGTGGCTGGACTGCTGCTTTCGCTTCAGCCTCTCGCTTGGCGAGGATCTCAGCCTTGATCTTTTCTAGTTCAACAGCTTGATCGAACTCCTTTTCAAGATTGTCTGCTTTCGC